CGGTAGTGAGTACGGTTGCAGTCTCGACGAAGCAAAAATTGATTTTTATAAGAGGACTTGCAACCGTGATTTGTTTGAACGTAAGATGGTCAACAAGAAAGGCAATGAAGTAACCTATTTGCGCAGTTCTGCCGAGCTGACAACAGGTGAAATGACTTTGAGTATTGACCGTTTCCGAAATTGGTCGGCATCAGTAGCTGGCATTTACTTACCTGCCGCTAACGAACAACAGATGCTTATCTACGCACAACAAGAAATTGAACGTAATAATGAATTTATTTAAAAATTGAGATTATGAAGAAAAGAAAATTTCCCCAAGATGTAGCAAGATTCTTTCATCCTGAAAAATCAATCAACCCTAAATCCAGCGGTATTCACCAAATAGAGAAAGCCTCTCAAAGAAGCTATATTCCAGTTTATAATACTATGGGTACTGCAAGAAAGGTTTACAATGAGTTTGGCAAAATAAGTTATAGATAATATGGACAAATTTTTAGGACAAGACATTCCTGAACAGGAACGATGGCAGTTTCTTCAGGACAATGCCGATGCAGTGGAGAAAATCGGTTATACTCACCGATTCACACCCGAAGAATTGGCGCAAAAGAAAGAAACATTAGCTGAAGTATCAATCACCATCAATGATATTGAGATAGAAAAGAAAGAGGCTATGGACGAGTTCAAAGAACGTCTGAAACCTTTGAACGAAGAAAAGCAGGAACTTTTGGACCACATTAAGAGAGGTTCTGAGTTTGTAGAAAATGAAGAATGTGCCAAAATCCTCTATCACGAGGAAAAGATGGCAGGATTCTACAACAAGCTGGGCGAACTGGTTTATAGCCGTCCCATTATGCCACAGGAGATGCAAAAGACAGTATTCAGTATTAACCGTAAAACAGGAACAGAATCATGAGCGAAAACAAAATCAACTTGGTTGTGCCTAAAGATTACAACGGCAAACCTATTGAAGTAGTATTAAGAGAAGGCGAAGCACCGGTAGCACTTGACCCGAAAGAACCGGAGCGAGTAGTTATCAGTGGAACGATAGATGCACCTCTCAGATGGTTGGAAAAGCGTGTCGAACTGATTAATCAGAAATCGACCAATATCATCGTAAACCGTGATAAGATGGGGTTGGCATTAACTATTGATGAAACCAACTACTATCAGACTGGAATCAGTGGTATTTTACAGGCTTCAAAAGAAATGCAGGAATTTGGCATTAACACGGATAAGAAATGGGAACCTGTCAAGCTATCCCAGTTCTTCAAGATGCACCGTGCTTTCTTCAAGGATAAATCAGAAAACATGATGCTGGTTTCCACTTTGAAGAATTTCAAAGCAAAGGTTAACCAAGACATCGAGCGCAGCAAAGAGGAAAACGGCAGCAAGACGGATAATTATTCTCAGGTGGTTGATTCTAATCTTCCGAAATCCTTCAAACTGAATATTCCTCTTTTCAAAGGCTTTGCTTGTGAGGAAATCGAAGTTGAAATTTATGCTGATGTAGATGGTCGTGATGTTTCACTTTCTTTGGTTTCTGCTGGTGCGAATGAAACCATTGAGGAATACAAAAACAAGGTGATTGACGAACAGATTGAAGCAATCAAAGGTGTTGCACCTGACATCGTAATCATCGAAGTATAATTGACAGCCCGGAAAGACGGGCATCTGGTATCGTGGCGGAATTGGTAGACGCACGACGAGTACTGGAGCTTTACCCAGCCGGAAGGGTTACTCAAAGCAGAAAGCTCATGCAGGTTCGAATCCTGCCGATACCACCACATAACAAGAGGATGCTTAATGATAAAAACATCCTCTTATTTACTAATAGTTACTTTTCATATTTCTATGACACCAACAACTTCATAATTCCCATTTAATCCATGATTTGTCATATAAGTTCTGATTTCAGTTCTATATGCTACTTCAAAATTATACTGTGATAAATTGGCACTTATCGCCTTTGTAAAGGAATACTCATTACCATGATGAGTGAAAATAATACGATAGTTCTTCATATAAATATGATTTTAGAGTGAATACAAATATTACACCCGCAAATATATAAAATAATGCCATACTACATAAAACGAAAACCAAAGAAGAAAGAAAAACCTATGCCTTTATTTGATAAAGCAGGGATAACAGTAAAGAAGAAGCCGGATTTGAAAGCTAAGCTCGACAAGGAGTTTTCCCTTTTTATCCGGCTTCGTGATTGTATGCCAAACGGATTCTTCCGATGTATATCATGTGGACAGATAAAACCATTCGTGCAAGCCGACTGCGGGCACTATTTCAGTCGTACACATTTGGCAACACGGTTTGATGAGAACAATTGCCATGCCGAATGCCGGCACTGTTTAACACCGGATTCTCTCGTCTTAATGAAAGATTTTATATGGAAACAGCTTGGTGAAATTAGTGTTGGTGAAGAAATATTTGCTTTTGACGAAGAAGTAATTTATAAAACTTCACGAAGATATAGGGTTGGAAGGGTTACACACATAGAACGTGATATTCAAGATGTGTATGAGGTAGAGTTAGAGAATGGAGATAAAATGAAGACAACTGCTAACCATAAATGGCTCGCAAGGGCAAGACAAGGAACTTCATACACATGGATTGAAACACAAGAAATGTGGGTTAATGGCGTAAATCTTCATGGGAAGCACAAGACCGGACCTCATACAGATAGGACTACGACCATTGTCTGTAAACCATTTCAAGTAATACAACAAGAAAAATCCTATGAAAGCGGATGGATTGCGGGAATGATTGATGCTGACGGACATATTTGTCAACAGAATATTTCTAATCCAGATGGGACGAAACGCTATGGTTTTCGTGTCGGTATAGCCCAATGTGAGAAGTACATGGATATTTGCTCTGAAATAAAACGCTTACTTGAAAAGTTCACAGGAAATAATAAAACTTGTCGGCAGATGATGGAAGATTCAAATAGGCGTGGCACGTTTAAAAAAACGTATCAATCTTGGCAATTTCTTATAACAGGTACAAACATAGAGAAGCTCCAATTTTTAATGCGTGTTCGTCCGCATAAAATTGAAAAGGTGGATATTGAAAAACTTGGCAAACTAAAATCTCAATATGATACCAAAGTGAAAGGTATCAAATATATAGGTAAAGAGGAGATTGTCGTGATGGAAACGGATACGCGTACTTTCATTGCTAACGGCTATGCCATGCACAACTGCAACAGGTTCAAAGCCGATCATTTGGAAGACTATCGGGTGAATCTGATAGCCAAAATCGGGCAACAGAAATTTGACTTGCTGAAAGTGAAAGCTGATGGTACTTCCAAAATGACTGATTTTGAGTACGAACAGCTAATCAAGTATTACAAAGCACTTAATAAGAAGTTACGAAAGGAGAAAGGGTTATGAATGATTTGGAAGCAGGAACATTTGTCATGATGATCAAGAATGATGATGGTTCATTCTCTCCGGTTGGATTAAGTAAGGAACAGGCTTATATAATCCGGACATTTCTTTCCAAACTTAGTGAGGATTCCCCTTTTATCATTAAATCAGAAGATAGATATGTACAAACTACGTGATTACCAACAGAAAGCCTCTGATGCTGCCGTTTCTTTCTTCAATAACAAGGCGAAGAAAACAAATGCCATTATGGTGTTACCTACGGGCAGCGGAAAGTCGCTTATCATAGCGGATATAGCTGCAAGGCTTGACGGTCATACATTGGTGTTCCAGCCCTCGAAGGAAATACTCGAACAGAACTTTAAGAAACTCTGCTCATACGGTATTCTTGATTGCAGCATTTATTCAGCTTCTTTCAACTCTAAAGAAATAAGCCGGATAACATTCGCCACCATCGGCAGTGTGAAGAATCATCCCGAACTGTTCACCCACTTCAAGAACATCATTGTGGATGAATGTCATCTTGTAAACCCCAAAGAGGGAATGTACAAGGATTTTTTTGATGCAGTGAAGTGTAAGGTTCTTGGACTGACAGCAACGCCATACCGTTTAAGCTCCAGCCGTGATTTCGGCTCCATGCTGAAATTTATCACTCGGACAAAACCTCATGTCTTTTCAGAGGTCATTTATCATGTACAGGTATCAACCCTATTAGATATGGGCTACTTGGCGAAGTTGGATTACTATTCAATGAATCCTTCAGGGTGGAATGAACTTAACTTGAAAGTAAATACTACTGGTGCCGACTATACGGATAGGTCAGTTCAAAAAGAATATGAACGGATAGACTTCTACGGTTATCTCGTTCATATCGTCCAAAGGCTGATGAATCCCAAAGCCGGAGGAAAACGGAAGGGTATTTTGGTCTTTACCCGTTTTTTGAAAGAAGCGGAACGGTTAACGATGTCAATACCCGGTTGCGCTATCGTTTCAGGTGATACTCCTAAGAAAGAACGTGAACATATTCTTGAGGCGTTCAAAGCTGGTGAAATCCCGGTAGTAGCTAATGTGGGTGTACTTACGACTGGCTTTGACTATCCGGAACTTGATACGGTCGTTATGGCACGTCCTACAATGTCACTTGCCATGTGGTATCAGATAGTCGGTCGTGCCATCCGCCCGCATCCTTCTAAAGAATGTGGATGGATTGTGGATTTATGCGGTAACATCAAACGTTTCGGAGAGGTGTCGGATTTACGATTGTTTGATAGCGGTAATGGTAAGTGGGCTGTATTTTCTAACGGAAGGCAATTAACTAACGTGAGATTCTAAGACTATGGACGAAGGATTTTTGAGGCTAAGCCGCAGGTTTTTCTCGAATGAAATGTGGAATGAAGCCCGTACTTTTAGCAGTTGCGAAGCGTGGTTAGATTTAATTCAGTCTGCACGATTTGAGGCAACGCCCCGAAAGGAGAGTATCGGAGGTCGAGAAATCTCTTATTCAAGAGGTCAATATCCTGCATCCATAAGATTTCTGTCACAGCGTTGGAAATGGTCTGAAAAGAAGGTGCGTTCCTTTCTTGTGCATCTTAGAAAGAAAGGTATGATAACTGTTGAGTGCAATCAAGGAATGAACCTTATAACCTTATGTAAATATGAAGAATATAATCCAATGGGCACAACCAAGGGCACAAGTAAGGACACAGGTATTGAAAAGGAAATCAATGAATTAAGACAGGAATGGGCACAACTAAGGGCACAACTTGGGGCACAGCCCATGAACAACAATCTACCGCAATCCGAACTTTTACAAAAATCAGGGCACACAGAGGGCACAAATACAAAGAAAGAAGAAAGAGAGTATATAGATATATCTCTACATCAAAAGAAAGAAAATACTCCTGACGGAGTATCAAAGAAAGACAAGCTTTCTTCGCCCTCCCCCTCTGAAAAGATTGATTACAGCGGATTGATGGAATACTATAATACCACATTCAAAGACAGACTCCAGCAGATAAGATCAATGACTGATGTGAGAAAAAAGGCTGTAAAAGCCCGGATAGCCCAATATGGGAAAGAGTCAGTGAGGAGTGTTTTCAATCTCATTCTTCAATCCCCGTTCTTACTTGGAGCTAATGACCGCAATTGGAAATGCGACTTTGATTGGATTTTCAAACAAGCAAACTTTACTAAAATATTGGAAGGAAACTATAATGGGACAAGACTTAGTAAAAATCAACAGGATAGCGAGCAGCGAAAACGTGATTCAGTTCTTGCAGTCGCTACAACCGTTAGAGAAGCTGCCGCAAAAAAGAGAAAGGAACTTGAAGCAGAGGGCGTTATTGAATAAATATCCCGATCCTGCACAATTCATTCTTGATTACAACCCTGATTTGCAGTTCAAACTTGTCAGATGTAATGCAACCCATTCAGAACTGGCGTTGAATGACAGCATTCCGAGTTTAGGGCTATTGTCTTCTACTTATGGGGATGAAACACCGATAGAATGGCTAAAGATACAATTTGGTTCATTGAATGACTTTGCAGAAGTTTCAACCAAGATAGCGAAAGAGCAACTTTCTGAACTATCGGAGATATTCCTTTCGGAGTATTATTATATAAATGCCGCTGAAATCTGTTTTTTCATAGCACGGTTTAAGTCAGGGAAGTATGGGCGGTTCTACGGTTCAATAGATCCATTGAAAATAACAAGTGCGATGCTGGACTACGTTTCTGAACGTCGGAAAGATATTGAACGGAAAGAGCGTGAACGATACAGAAACCAACGTGAAAAAGAGATAGAGGAGCGTGGAGATAACAGAATCTCTTATGCTGAGTACATTGAAATCAAGCACCGTGCTGATGCAGGAGATGAGGAAGCTAGAAAAATGCTGATATCACCATGAGAATAACCGTTTACTGGGTAACAAGAAATCCGGATGTTATCGTAAGAATCCGGAAAAAGTTCAATATCCCAAGTTATACTTCCGTGAACTACGAAACAGAATGTGAAATCAAGAATGAAGACTTTCCACTGTTAGAAGAAACAGAACGAAGGGGATTCATTCGAATTAGAAATAAGAATACACGATTATGCAAGGAACAGACAAACTGAATACGATAACCAAGATCGTATTTGTCCTCACGGACGTTTTAGAAACCAACCTTCTAGAAATGCAGCAGCAATATAAGAAAGAAGGCTTTGAACTCAGACACGATTCAAAAAGAAACTTCAACACAGCCATAGCCGCGATAAAGAGATTGAAAAGTGATGTGAATCATTGCAGCGAATCCACTCAGGAAAACTTCGGCAATGATTCTGACATGGTGAACGCCATGTTGCTCACACTGATTGATAGGTGCGGTGATGATGACAACCTCGCTTATAAGATGTACGAATACATTAAATCTTTCCCGTCCAAACTGAATCTAGACTTGGATTTGGATAATGCGTTCAGCCACCTGTTTAAAAAGGAGAAGTTATGAAATCGCAGAAAAATATCTTAAAATCCATTGAAGGTCTGTCCGATATAGAACTATTTGTTATTGATCTCTTTTGTGGCGCCGGCGGTTTGTCCGAAGGTGTGGAAGAAGCACGATTGGATGGAAATAGATGTGGAAAGGTTGTTTGCTGTGTGAACCATGACAAGAATGCCATCCTTTCACATGATGCCAATATCCCTGATGCACTTCACTTTATTGAGGATATCCGTACACTGGAACTTTCCCCGATAAGCACTATTGTAGAACGTATCCGTCAGCTATACCCTGATGCCATGATAATGCTTCATGCTTCTTTGGAGTGTACCAACTTCTCGAAAGCCAAAGGCGGTCAGCCGAGAGATGCCGACAGCCGAACGTTGGCAGAACATCTCTTCCGTTATATTGATGTTATAGACCCTGACTACATTCAGATTGAAAATGTAGAAGAGTTTATGTCATGGGGAGATATGGATGAGAATGGGAAACCTATCAGCATGGACAAAGGCCGGCTTTATCAAAAGTGGGTGCGCAATGTCAAGAAGTACGGTTACAACTTTGAGCACCGCATCTTAAATGCTGCCGACTTCGGTGCCTACACCACAAGAAAACGCTTCTTCGGCATCTTTGCTAAAAAGAACTTGCCGATAGTATTCCCTGAACCGACCCACTGTAAAGGTGGTAGGCAAGATATGTTCTCGCGGCTGGAGAAGTGGAAGCCGGTAAAAGATGTGCTTGATTTCTCTGATGAAGGAACTACCATCTTCAGGGAAAAGCCTCTTGCAGAGAAAACGCTTGAACGTATCTATGCTGGACTTATCAAGTTTGTAGCCGGAGGAAAGGATGCTTTCCTTTCCCGTTACAATACGGTTCGCCCTCAAGACACATGCAAATCAGTTGATGAACCATGCGGAGTGTTGACTACTGAAAACCGCTTTGCAAAGGTACAGGTAAGTTTCCTCTCCAAACAGTTCAGCGGACACCCCGACAGCAAGAACGTATCAGTGGAAGAACCGGCTGGAGCAATCACTTGTAAAGACCACCACGTTTTTGTATCGGCTTACTATGGGAACGGGCATAATCATTCGGTGGAACTTCCTGCACCTACGGTCACAACGAAGGACAGGATGGCTTTAATTGAAAGCCGATTTATGTGTTCTTATAACTTTAAGGATACAGGAAAGGATATTAATCAGCCTTGTCCTACACTTCTGACTAAAGACAGACTTTCCCTTGTATCTCCATTTTTTATGAATCAATATTCTGGAGGTGGTCAGGTGTCTGATATAAACTCGCCATGCCCCGCTGTTACCACAACACCGAAACAAAACTTGGTAACATGCCAGCCGTGGATAATGAATACTGCATTCTCAAATGTAGGTAGCAGTATAGAGGAACCCTCCCAGACCATTACCGCAAACAGGAAATGGCACTATCTGATGAATCCACAGTTCAACAGTGCTGGCGGCTCTGTTGATAGCCCCTGCTTCACATTAATAGCCCGCATGGATAAGATGCCGCCCTATCTGGTAGCAACAGAAAGCGGTCAGGTAGCGATTGAAATCTACGACAATGATAGTCCTATGACCGTGAAGATAAAGGAGTTCATGGCACTGTATGGCATAGTGGATATTAAAATGCGGATGCTTCGCATTCCGGAACTCAAAAAGATTATGGGATTCCCTGAAGATTATGTTTTAATAGGCACACAAGCTGACCAAAAGAAATTTATCGGGAATGCGGTGGAGGTTACACAAGCGAGAAAAAATACTGAAGCACTTTGCAAAGTATTGAGAAAGTTGAGATTGAAGAAATCAAAAGAAATAGCTTAATGGAAAATGGAAAACTTATATTAGATGCCTGTTGTGGCAGTAGAATGTTTTGGTTTGACAAATATAATCCTCTTGCCTTATTTGTTGACAAACGTTCGGAAACACTTACGGCCAAGGACAGGGGTAAGACAAGAATCATAGAAATAAAGCCGGATGTAATAGCCGATTTCACCAACCTTCCATTTGAAGACAATTCTTTCTACATGGTGGTGTTCGACCCACCGCACCTGAAAACACTTGGTGCAACCTCATGGATGGCTAAAAAGTACGGAAAACTGCCGAAAGACTGGCAGTCACTCATACACGATGGATTTACTGAGTGTATGCGCGTCTTGAAGCCTTACGGCACTCTTGTATTCAAATGGAATGAAAGTGAGATTAAATCCTCGGAAGTTTTGTCTGCCATCCCGTTTAAACCTCTATTTGGGCATACCACTGGAAGACAGAGCAAGACAATATGGATGTGCTTTATGAAACTGCCAATTAACTAATAACTGATTAAGAAATGAAAGAAAGACAGCTTGATTTTAACAGGCAAGATAAGCCAGCTATTGTAGAAGATTCTAACGGAGAACTGATAACTGAATTGAAAAAGCAATATAAAGAAATTCAGCAAAATTTAGGATTGGCTATAACGATGCTCGAAAAAGGGCAGCTCACCGAAGGAATGAAAGAAAACATCCTTTCTCTGACAGACCACAATGTGAATAGGTTTCTTACCCGAATGGGATATGAAGGTGTACTTGCAGAGAAACAAAAGAAATTAACTGAACAAATCCGCTCATTGAATGATGAAAATCGAAAATTACGTCATCAGCTTGGGGAGAAGGTTTCAAACGAAGATGTTAGAGAACGTTTGAAAATTATGGTATCATCATTTAGAAATTGGTGGACTGAATATGGATTTGGGCATGTTAGTGACTTTTATTTTGGAGAATACGTTGCAAAAATCTCATTGAGTGGAATGGTTTTCGCTTCCCGTGTTTCAAAGGCAGGAGAAGAAAAGAAAGAAGAATACTTGTCTCGGTTAGGTTTTGAGATAGAAGATAGGATGGTTATCTACAATGACAAATCTATTGCGCTACTAAATAAGCTACTTACCGATAAATATCCAAGTATTGATATTTATAGTATCAATCTGACCACTTCGGCTTTGAATGGAGTACCCGTTATCCAAGATGTAGTAGTTTTCTTGAGAGATTTAGACAACCTTACCGAAACCGCATCTCCTATCAACTAATTCCAAATTATTAATTCAAATCCGAAAAAGATATGAAACAGACAGTAGAAGAAGCGGCATACGATTATGCTACTAATAAAACGAAGTTCAGAAAAGACGTTCTGAAAGAAGTTGACGCGGATACCTACGTTTCACGTCATGCTGATAGTATGGAAGATTTTCAATGTGGTGCAGAGTGGCAGTCAAAGCAATCGCCTTGGATAAGCGTTAAGGAACGGTTGCCGGAAGAAGAACAAAAAGTTTTCGTTTTGACAATGCGTTATGGCGTACCATATATTCAAAAAGAAAAGTTTCGTAGAAGCAGCAATTTAGATACAAAGGAAAGATGGATTCACGGAAACAGTATCGTGTTGGCATGGCTTCCTATTCCGTCTTTTGATGAGATATTAAAGAACAACAATAAAAAATGAAAGCAATAACCATAAAACAGCCGTGGGCCTCTTTGATAGTCCATGGTATTAAAGACATTGAGAACCGTACTTGGAGCTGCCCTAAGAAATACTTAGGGCAGAGGTTACTGATTCATTCAAGCGGTAAACCTTTGAATTATGATAATTTCTATGATTCAATACTTACCAATGAGCAGTTATTGGCATTACCGGAAAACAAAGAGTGGAAAGATTTTAGTTTTTGTACAGGCTCCATAATCGGAAGCGTCGAGATAATAGACTGTGTACAAAACCATCCTTCCATCTGGGCAGAGAAAGGAGTTTATAACTGGGTACTAGCTAACCCTATTCTCTACGAAAATCCAATTAAGGACGTGAAAGGCAAATTATCCTTTTGGGATTATCCCGGTATCAAAGAGGTAAAGATAGAATGTCCGGAATGTGGCAGTATAGAAATAGCTGTTGAGGACTATACAACGGCACCATTCCCAACTTATTTGCATAGGTGTAATAAGTGTGAACATGTGATTATAGAAAGTGAGTGGAAGGAGGTAAAACAAAAATAAAATGAGTGAAGCAAAAATCATATTAGATGCCTGTTGCGGCAGTAGGATGTTTTGGTTTGATAAAGAAAACCCTTTGGTCTTATTTACTGACATCAGAGATGAAGAGCATACTCTTTGCGACGGTCGAAGTCTGAAAGTTCATCCGGATATTGTATCTGATTTTACCAATATGCCATTCCTAAATGAATCTTTTAAACTGGTAGTCTTTGATCCGCCCCATCTTTTAAATGTGGGTAAAGAAAGTTGGTTGGCCAAGAAGTATGGTAAACTTCCCGAAGATTGGCCAAGGGTGATAAAAAAAGGAATTGATGAATGCTTTCGAGTACTTGAAAATTACGGCGTTCTCATTTTCAAATGGAATGAAGACCAGATAACGGTTAAAGAAGTATTGAAAGCCATCGGACGGCAGCCGTTGTTCGGTCACACCACCGGAAGACATGGCAAGACTATGTGGATGTGCTTTATGAAACTACCAATTAACGAATAACTGATTAGAAAGGAGTGAAAAATGAAATATCCTAAAGTAAAGAAAAAGAAAAAATTTAAAAGAGATTGTCATAACTGCACTTTCTTTGCTGCATGCGCAGATAGATATCACAGGAATGCTGTGGATTGCAAAAGGTTTAGATTTTGTTCTATGTGTAAAAGTATATAAAAATGATTAGAGCAAGATTTTTTGTAGAAAAGAAAAAATGTGATGGAGATTATCGTCCATTAATATGGCCCATTCAATACCCATACTGGTGTACAGGTGAGAATGACAGATTTTTTATTTTAGTCGCTTATGTTAATGACATGGATGAACTGATGAATTTATGGCCAGAAGCATCTGATGTTTATATTGAAAAAGTGAATAAGATATTCTTCTCTGATAGGTTCCCGAAACCTTATTGGTACAAAGAGTTAAATCAATAAGAGAAAATTATGAAAACAATATTATTTACAATTATATGTGTTATTTCCCTATTATGGGTCGGAGATCTCACAATTACATTTAAGCCGTTTTCTATATCACTTCCCGGTTGGTATAAGCCTGTAGGTATCATCCTGTTTGTGTTGTCAATGGCGGTATATACTATAGGGGAATATACTAAAGGCTATAAGCATGGTTTCGATGATGGGATAAAGGAATGTGTTGAAATACTTAAAAAGAAAAATCCATGAGCAAACTATACAAAGTAACCATTTTCGGGGAATCATTCCTAATCGGGTGGTTCCCTTTTTCTTCACGCTGGTATAACAAGCTAAAGATAATCAAATGATAGTACGTCATTTTATAAGAGTTCCGGTTGGAAGTACTGTCTATTGCGACAATCAGCCGGTTAAAATACTGGAGAAAGGATATGCCCTTGCTCTATGTGATGTTAATGGGAAACGGGTATATATCACCTGCTATGATTTGGAAAAGAAACCATTCGTCAGCACGAATGGGGAAGAATGAAAAAGAGCCAACCCACGCACGACCATGAATCAGCTCTTCCTTACACGATTATGATGCAAATATACTATTTACTTTTAAAATAATCGTGTTATGGAACTGGATTTTAACAAAATAATTCGCCTTAAAAAGATTAGAATTGAGAAATCAGAACTTTCAGAAGAAGAGAATGCCTTGACTGCCCCGGTTCTGAAAGACAAAAGCCTTATCCATGAAATCTATAAAATATTTGTTAAGTTACTGAATGAGAGAGGATGTCCACCGAATATTGACAGTGTTACCCAGCGGAAGAAGTTCATTTTCATTATCCTGTACCTGTTTTCTCCAAGTTCGCTTGCCGGTGGGAAAATGACAGCTGGGTTACGCGAAGAGATGTCAAGGGTACTTGGGGTTCAGTCCAAGAGTACAATTTCCGACAACTGCGCTGATGTCGTGTTTCTCTATCAGAATTATGGGGATTTCAGCGGGGATATAGAGTATCTTTATACCGAAATCGTAAATCGGTTAAGAATCAAAGGGCTAATCAATTAATGAGCCGGAGTTTAGTGCTCCGGCTTTTGTTATGTGTACACGGTGTTAAAAGTAACAAATATGTTATTTCTTTCTTCATCTTTGTTTGTTTTATTGTAACAAATATGTTACTTTTGTAGTGTCAATTAAAAATGTTCTTTGATTTTATGAAGTATTCAGAGTTTTACAAATTGATTGAATCAGCTGGCTGGACAATCAAAAAGGGAAAGAAACATTATAAATATGTTCATCCCGACTTTGACTACTTTATTCCTGTTGGCAGACATCAGTCTCAAGAGATACCCAATGGTACTCTTGACAGTATGTTGAAAAAGGCAGGGTTAAAGAAGTGAAAGGACTGCACCCACTTCGGTGGGTGCTTTAATTGACGAATTTAAAATACACGATTATGAAGAAGATTAAGGCAATTATTGAAAAGGCGAATGATGGGGGTATTTCCGTATATTCGGAGGATGTGAACGGAGCGTACGGTTTTGGGCTTACAGAGCAGGAAGCGAAAGATGATTTTATGTCCGTACTTGAGGAGCAGGCCGAATATTATAAAGAAAAACATGGAGACTTTCCTGTGTGGTATAAGTCTGGGTATTCTGTTGATTACATATATGATTTAAGCGGATTCTTCGAGGCATTTCCTTTCATAAATGCCAGTAAGTTTGCAAAGGAAATTGGCATGAATGAATCTGTCATGCGGAAATATAAGGGAAAGATTGTAACAGCTTCCGATAAACAAAGAGCTCTTATACAAGAGAGATATAATAATCTTCTCAGAAGAATGGAAGCTGTCAGATTCTGATATTCTAGCCGTGAGGCTCTGATATAAAATCAAGAACTAATTGACAACAGAAGGCGCATCATTTTGGTGCGCTTTTATTGCTTTTAATGAGGTTATCAATGAGTAAGCCGGAGTTTAATGCTCTGGCTTTACTTTTAATCTTTCACATATTTTTGGTAATACTCTCTTGTATTACTTGTTGGTAAAACAAGTGGAATGGAAAACTTTATTTTACTAACACTTTCATTTTGTATTGCATTTTCTGACGAAGTACCAACATTTATAATTTTGGCGATTCCTATTCCTGATTTATTACCTTCTTTTTCGGTAACGGAAATAGCTATGTCCATCTCTATATTTTGTACTTTGGTCTTTCGGTTATAATATTCATAATGAGATTCATTGTCAATATAATATTCTCCTTTTTCAGATTGAATATCATCGGGACAAATTAGGACATGTTTATCTTTGTATTTTTCTTGTGTTTCTGAAACAGCATCTATTATTTGACTAAGTGTTTCTTTTATAAAGTCTTTTAGTTCCATATTTTTTTATTTATAGTATTCTTTCCCTCGTATATTCTTGTGTTCCGGCATATGTGGTTCTCCGTCAAAATGTATTTTACCTCCACAGTGGGGGCAGGTGATGGTGTTGGCATCATCTTTTATATCCATATCATCAACAAAGAAGTCACCAACCTTGCATCCAATAACATCTGCTATCTTCTGTAATGTTCCTACTGTTGGATTTCTACTAAGGTTTTGGGCAAGTGTAACCCTTGTTATACCCATTTTTTTTGCAACGGATTCCATTGTGAAGCCTTTCTGCTTGATTATTGTCTTTACTTCCATGTGTGTATGATTTTAATCAGATGCAAATATAGGGGTAAAAATCGAATAAACAAATTAAATCAGCTTGTTTTGATTGAATATAGTCATTTGTATTAAAATATATTTAGATTATAATCATACTTATGCTGTTTTGTTAATATGTGATAATAATCATACAAATAGTATATTTATTTATTGTATGTATGATTTTAATCATTACATTTGCATCATCAGAAACGAAGTAATAACAATTAAAAGATATACGATCATGGCAACAAAGAAGATTGATGAAAAGAAAACATTGAAGTATGCAGTAGCATTCTACTTCTGTACATCAGGTAAGATAAACTTCATGTTAGGCAATAAAATGTATCAGCATATAAATACTGTTTATGACCAAAGAGAAGATGGTAGAGGTTTCAATACCTGTGAAGTCGTTTATAATTACAAGGCTCAAAAGTACGAGGTTCTGAATGTAGATACAGAGATAGGTAACAAAGAGATTCAAATATTATAAGTTTAACCAGCAGGGCGTAAGCCCTGCATAACATAGAAGATTATGAAAGCAACAGATATTAAAATGTACATCAGTACATTGTCTATTATCAAAAAAGGTCAAGAAATTGAATGTGGTGACTTTTTAGGTGGTAGAAAGGTAAATGCCAGTCAAGAAGATGCCTTGAATAGCATGAAAAATGCTGTATATATGTATTTGTTTGCATCTATCATGAAGAAGGATAAAGGTTACAAAACAATGGCATTCACAATAACCGCTTGCAATTCTGCTATTTATGATAACAGCATGAAGACAGAGGTTGTATGTAAGGTTGGTTATAAAGAAATGATACAGCTTATCAAAGATGGGTATAGAAGTCCACTATTTGATACTCGCAAGCTGAAATCATTGGTAGATATGAGACTTAAAGAGCTAAAGATAGCATAATAACCAGCAGGGCGAAAGCCCTGCGCAACAAAAAAGAATATGACCAAGAAAGAATTAATTGCAGCACTTGCAAATGTAAATGATGACGCGGTGGTATTGTTTGGCACGAAAGAAATTCAGTTTTTCGGTGCATTTGCTACACAGGTATATATTAACTGGGATAGTAATGAGGTTCTTATAGCCAATAAGCACACAGATGCCACAACACCAGTTTACTGCGAGTTATTACATGAGGATAAAACGCATTAACATAAATCGGCAGGGCGAAAGCCCTGCGCAATATAGAAGAATATGAAAGAAAATATATTTTTAAAAGCAGTTATAGAAAAACCGTTATTGAATAATGAACCAGAAGTTTTACACCTTTTCGTTCAAATTATCAATGAAATAACTTCTTGTATGTCAGAAGACGAGTTAAGAGGCTGTATGAGCTCTTTAATAGTAAGACACCCTTATTTTAAACTGTTTTTCGATTATGGTTTCGGACATAATCATATGTGGGTGCAAGCATCAGGTTCTTTAGAAAGATTGATATTGGTTGAGTTCTAATCCGGTAGCCTTATGGCTACCACAATATACACGATTATGAAAGCAGATTTAGTTTTAGTTATCAGCCCTGAAGCCCCACTGATGAAGCAACTGGGCAAGGTATTGGGTAAGATGGTAACCCCTTATGACTTCTCTACTATAGAGAGGGGTGAAAAGTACATCACCATACAGCATGATGAAACAGGGCTTGTAGTGGCTTATACGAGTGAAGAAAGATTGAACGTAAAAATGAATTAAGAATGAAGAATGTATTAGAATCTTTGAAAGAAAGTGTCAAGAGTGGCAAAATCACAATCAGAGAGGCAGCTATAAAGCTGCATAAAGCAGGGTGGACGAGTTTTGTAGACGTGGATAAAACGAAACAATTACTTGAATTATGAACTCAATAAATGTAAACGGTTGCAGCGTATGCCAGCCCGGCAAAGAGAATTACACTACCTACAACACCAGGTTGAGAGGTAAAAGAGTGAGAATGTACCAGTACGATTACCGTACTGAAAGTGGTGAACTCTTTGCTTGTTGTGCGCCTACCTTAGAGGCGTGTAGAGAAAGACGGGATAAATGGCTTAGTTCACGACAATAAGCCAATTGTCGTGTATAACGATTGAAGATATTTCGTTATCTTTGGTTGTGGTAGTACCTTTGGGGTACTATCGCGGGGTGTAGCAGTGGTAGCTTTTCACTTTGACTTGGTGAAGGTCGGTTGTTCGATTCAGCCCCCCGCAACTATTGAGTATTAATTTAAATTTGACACGATTATGAACATTCTTACATTAAGCATCAAACAGAAGTATTTCGATGAAATCTTGGCAGGCAAGAAAACCCACGAATACCGTGAAATCAGACCAACTAACGCTAAGAAGTATATCACTTACCTATGTGGCGGTAAAGAATATCCGGCTGATGCAGAACTGCCTGAAGAAGGTGAGGTAGAATTGAAGCCTATCAAGTACGATGCAATCAAGCTTCTGACAGGTGCATATACGGGCAAGCGTCCTTATATCATTGTAGAGGTAAAGAACGCAGAAGCAGTAATTCTCACAGATGAAAACGGTAATGATATTGTTTACGAACATCAAGGCGAAGAATATCTTGCCGCACAAATGGATTATACTTTGGGCAAGATATTAGAGAAATATATAGATTGATTTGTTTAACTTTTAAAATTAGAAAGCAGAGTCGCAAGAAGAATTAACAGAGTAGCCGGGCCTCGCAGAAATATGAATGGTGCAGGGGCAGGTGGTAGATTGGTTGCCAATCGTAGAGGTACAGCAAGTGCCACACAGTTAGGATCACGCAGACAGCGTTACAGTGATCTTCGTACTTCATTTGGTTTAAGTGGTGGCTAGCTATGAACAAAGTAGAACAAGCGAGTCAATATATAGACCTCATTCGGGTAAAATCGAATGAGGCTTTACTGTTTTTATCACTTGGTAAAGATTCGCTTGTTCTGCTTGATTTAGTCTATCCGAAGTTTGACCGGATTGTTTGCGTGTTCATGTATTTCGTCAAGAATTTGGAACATATTAACCGTTGGATAAACTGGACTAAAGCCAAATATCCGAAAATAGAGTTTGTTCAAGTACCACATTGGAATCTCACTTATATTCTCCGTGGCGGTATGTATTGTGTGCCAAACCCGAAAGTAAAGCTGTTGAAGTTGGCAGATGTGGTAAAGGCTATGCAACTTACTCATGGAGTTTATTATACATTCTTGGGTATGAAAAAAGCTGACGGTATGAATCGTAGACTTATGTTGAAAGGGTATGAGGTAAACGACTACGAGAATAACGGTATGGTTTATCCTTTAGCTGATTGGACACAAAAGGATATTCTTGCTTATATGAGGCAGCATAATTTACCCGAACCAGTTCGGTATTCATTGAAAGCCAGTTCGGGAGTAGGCTTTAATCTTGATTGTATGCTTTGGATGGAGAAGAACTATCCACAGGACTTACAGAGAATTTACAAAACTTTCCCGATGGCTGAAAGAGTACTTTGGGAGTATCATAATCAACAAAAATAATAGAAGGAAAGCCGAGTCAGAAGAAAATCAATTGATGATATTGCAGAGCAAAGATACAGACTATCTCGTACTTTAACGGGTAATAGGCTGAACAGAGTAAACTCTATTGCAAGAAAGTATATTCGATACATTGAACGAACCTTTGGGTATAACGAGGGGAAACAACAAGATGGCGCAAGAAAAGTATCTCGAAGAATTTATATGGGTTTAACTAATGGATGATATGGAATTGTCAAAATACATAAAGAGCGAATCGGTGGAACTTAACCGTTCTGCCATTCGTTTTGCAGACTACAATCCGAGAAAACTTTCCGATGAATCACGCAAAGCATTAAAGCGTGGTATCAAGAAATTCGGATTGGTAGGTGGAATAGTTGTGAATAAGCGTACCGGGCTTACCGTAGTTAGCGGGCACCAGCGTTTGTCTGTCATGGACGAATTGCAAAAGTTTCCCGATAACGACTATCGCATTCGTGTCGATGTCATTGACGTGGACGAACAGCAGGAAAAGGAGTTGAATATTCTAATGAACAACCCTAATGCACAAGGTTCTTGGGATTTTGACGCTCTTGCCCGTATTGTTCCTGATATTGACTGGAAAGATGCAGGATTGACGGATGCCGACTTGAATATGATTGGGGTTGATTTCCTTTTGCAGACCGAAGAAGAAAGCTCCATTGCTGACGAACTGGAAAGCATGATGTCGCCTGTAACAGAACAGAAAGAAGCCGATAAAGCCACCAAGCAGTTGGAACGTGCTGAAAAGGTAGCCCACATGAAAGAGGTCAAGCATCAGGTGAAAGAAAACGCACAGAAGCAAGCTGAGAACATGGATGCCTATGTGATGTTGTCCTTCGATACCTATGAAGCTAAAGCCGCTTTCTGCGAAAGGTTCGGGTATGAACCAGATATGAAGTTTATAAAGGGAGAAGTTTTTGATGAACAAGTAGAAAGAATAGATTAATTATTGGGAGGAAAGCTGAGTTAGAAAGAAAACATATAGCCAGTTATATCAGCAGTCCAGACGAATAATGTACAACGCTGGAAGACAATACGGGTTAGGTTCTGCAAGACAAAGAAACATAAGGGATAGAACGAAATCCATAATGGGAAGATATGCTGAGAAAATAGATAGCTATTTCTCAAAAAGAGGAGTTGATGTCTATGGAAACAAGCCAATTTCTCGCCGTGTCTATATGGGTAACAATAACGGTTAAAATTATGAGCAATAGTGAATCTCAAAATAGAAAAGGTAAAGGAGGAAGAAAGCCTAAGTTTGATTATACAAGCGAGGAATTTCTTTCTCTCGTGGAATCGTATGCCAAAAAGGGATTCACTGACAAGGAAATTGCTTATGCCATAGGGATTTTGCCTCAAACATTCTGCGAAAAGAAAAGTGAGTACACCGAAATATCCGAAGTCTTAGCGCGTGGGCGCGCGACAATCAATGCCACTGTAAGGGCTAAATTCCTTGCAATGGCTCTCGGTGGCATAAAAACCAAAAGCACCGTGGTAAGAAAACTGAAAGACCAAGAAGGCAACTTGACTGGTGAAGAAGAACTTCAGGTAAGTGAAAGTGAACTGGCTCCAAACCTTCAGGCAATGTCCGTTTGGTTATACCATCATGATGAAGAATGGAGAAAGGTTGAACGCCGACAAGATGAAGATGCCGATATACCTAAAGATATTGAACACGGAATCAATATTGATTCGTGGATTAAAGACAAGTTGAAATGATTGTTCCCCAAGAGATATATCATCCGTTATACACCGATGACGAGAAATTTATCATTCTCATCACTGGAGGTCGTGGCTCAGGAAAGTCTTTCAATGCTTCTACTTTCATTGAGCGGCTGACATTTGAAATGACTCCTACAGAGAAAATAGTCCATCAGATTCTTTATACCCGTTACACAATGGTGTCGGCTGGTATGTCTATTATTCCAGAGATGATGGAAAAGATAGATTTGGACGGAACAACTAAATATTTTAAGACTACCAAGACAGATATAGTAAACCGCATGACCGGCAGTCGTATCATGTTTCGGGGTATCAAGACTTCTTCCGGGAACCAGACAGCCAAACTGAAATCTATCCAAGGCATTACAACCTTTGTCTGTGATGAAGCGGAAGAGTGGACAAGCGAAGATGAGTTCGACAAGATAATGCTCTCCATTCGCAAGAAGGGTATTCAGAACCGGATTATCATTATAATGAACCCATGCGATTCCAATCACTTCATCTACAAGAAATACATTGAGAAAACTCACAAGCTGGTAGAGATTGACGGTGTGCAGGTTCAGGTTTCCACTCATCCGAATGTGCTCCATATCCATACTACGTATTTTGATAACTTGGATAACCTTTCTCCTGAGTTCCTGAAAGAGGTGGAAGATATGAAGGTGAGTAATCCTGAAAAGTATGCTCATGTGGTTATCGGCCGGTGGGCTGACGTTGCAGAAGGTGCTGTGTTCAAGAAGTGGGGAATTGTTGACGAGTTCCCGGCTTGGGCAAAGAAAATTGCTTTCGGGCAAGACTTCGGTTATACGCATGACCCGTCTGCTTCCATTCGTTGTGGTATCGTTGATAACGCCCTTTACTTGGATGAAGTGGATTACCGTACTGGATTGCTTTCTTCTGACATCATCAAGACTCTTCGCCCGTGGGGATTGAAAGTCATTGCTGACAGCGCAGACCCACGTTTGATTCAAGAGATACACAACGGAGGAATCAAGATATATGCCGTAGAGAAAGGTGCAGGCTCTATCAATGCCGGAATTGACAAAATGAAAGATATGGAGATTTATATAACCAAACGCTCGTACAACTTGCAAAGCGAGTTCAGAAAGTATGTTTGGGCAAAGGATAAGGACGGGAACTATATCAACGAACCGGAAGACCATGACAATCACTGTTTCGTAGGAGAGACTCTTGTAATGACAAGCGTAGGGAATAAGCGAATTGATAAGATTAGAAAGGGTGATTATGTACTCACATCAAACGGTTTTAGAAAGGTTAACAAATTCTTTGATAATGGATGTAGAAAGATATTGCATACTCGGTTGGTTTTTAGTAACTTTATAGTTGAAATAAAGGCAACGCCTGAACATAAATTTAAAACTATAAATGGATGGAAGCAATTACAAGAACTGACGAAAGGGGACGTACTCTATACGTGCAAGTCTTTAATGGCAAAGAATACAAATTATATGCCGGAGAACGTTATTTCTCCCGTGGAACTAAACGACTACATCGTGAAGTGTGGAAATTCTATAATGAGCAAATACCTAAAGGGTATCATGTTCACCATAAAGATGAAAACACTTGGAATAATGATATATCCAATCTTGAACTTGTTGAGATGCACGCACATTTACGGCATCACGCAGAAGAGCAAAGTAGAGATAATGAACTGCTTGCATGGAGAAGAGAGAATATTGCCAAAGCAAGCCAACTTGCCGTTGAATGGCACAAATCAGAGGAGGGAAGGAAATGGCATAGCAAAAAAGCAAAAGAGCAATTTGCAAATGCAAAGCCGGAAACCTTCATTTGTGAATGGTGTGGAAAAGAGTTCTCTGCCATTTCAAACGGAAATAATAAGTTTTGCTCAAACAAATGCAAAACAGCCTATCGGTATCATTCAGGGACTGATAACGAAAAGAGGAAATGCAAATGGTGCGGCAATGAATTTGTTGCAAACAAATACAGCAAGACCGAATTTTGTTGTAGGAGATGTAGCGGACAATATTCTGCAAGCGTCAGAGCTGAAAGAGATAGAGATAGTAAAGGAAGATATATGTAACGTTTATGATATAGAAGTTGAAGATATGCACGAGTTCTTCGCTAATGGGGTTCTCGTGCATAATTGTATAGATGCTGTACGTTACTATGTATTGGGTGAGCTTCTTGGCAAGATTCAGAAGCCGAAAGATTTAACAGGAATATTCACACATTAAAAATATAAACTATGCCATTGAATTTAGAAGAAATA